TGACAGCACCGGCAGAACATTTATGTCCATGAGCGGTTAAAACATCAGCAATAGCAACATGTGGTATGCCTTTATCTTCTAAAGCAGCGATAACACCATCTTTATCTTCATCAGGCATTGATTCTAAAATAGAGTCGATTAAATAGATCTGAGAGCGCCCATCTCGGGCTTTCATTTCCGCATACAGGTCAGGCATCTAATAAGGCTCCTAGCGTTACCGCTCCACCAACCTTATTTTAACCCATAAAGTCACGTTTTACGGCGACCCTATCGGCATGTAAGCGTTATTCGCCTAAATCAGAGTATGTAACTAGATCTTGGAACTCACGAAGTTCATCTAAATCAAGGTTGTCAAGCACGTTTGTAGGTGCTTTTTCTTCCTCTATTTCTTCTGCAATATCTTCAGAGATGGCTTCAGAGTCTGCTTTTTCTGCATCATCGTCTGCTTCTTCGTCAGCCGCTGGCTTTTTAGCCGCTGGCTTTTTGGCTGGTTTGTCACTGTTCCCTGCTGGGGTTCCTTCAACTTCCATTTCTGCTGGAGTGTTGGTTCCGCCATGGGAGAGGTTTTCTACAACCTCGGGTGAATCTTCGCCTGCGCCTTCTGCTCTCTCAGCCGAATCTGGTTCGGTGTTTGAGAAGCCTGCGACATCCCCTGCTTTTTCTTCAAGATCGCCAAGGCGTTCTGAAAGAGTATTCAATGAAGCAATTGCGTCATTCAATATTGACTGGACAGACACTGGGCCATCTTCGGCGACGATCTCAGCGTCAGTTGTTTCTGTGATTTCGGCGTCGTTAGCCATAATGTCCTCCAAATTGGACTTGATTTCAAATAATTCAGCACCCTTTTCTATAAGAGTGTCTATTTCTTCAGTAATAGATTCAGGAAGGTTCTCCTTCATCTCCATAACAGCGTCTATATATTCATCAGCCTTAAGTTCTGGCGGTGTTCGACCGTCGTCCCTGTAGTGCTTTGCGATGTGGTTATAAACGCCCTTGCGGTCACTTCCTCTTAATTTTGTTCCCTTGCGGGCTCCATTAAGAAGACCAAATGTGTTTTGGAGAGCCGACAAAGCCGCTGGGCCTGGCCGACCATCCGAACCCACGAAATGATGAACAAACGTATAGTTTGTTTTCATTGATGGGTCTTCGCCATCGATGTGAAAAGCAAAGATCTTTGAGAAGTAGGCTTTATCAGCAGGGGACCGCATGTTCTTATAAGCGGTCTTGTCGTTCCAACCTTCGTCCCTTACCCCAGTCTTGTGGCTGCGAGTTGGGCCTTTGGTGTCTTCGACTTCTTCTTCTTTCACTGATTCCTCTGTTATAGCCTCTTCTTTAACACTAACTGTTTTTGTGCCAGGTGCTGCACCAAAAAGTACGGGTGAATATTCGTACCATTCAAGTTGTTTGATATGGCGAATACCTGTGTCGCCTTTCATTTCTGAACCACCTTCAGGCACTGAATAGCCGATTGACCATTCTTGTTCGCCACCGAAAAACTTTATGTCTTCGTAGGCGTCACGACCACGAGTGGTGTTTAGATTAAATTGCATTTTTACGAGAACTCCGCCAGCATCTTGCGCTTGCAAATGTTCGGGGAGGCGGTCATCGCCAGGGGATAATTCCTCTGCTTTTACGGTTCTCGCAACAGGCACAGTAGTGTCGTGCGACCACACACCTTTAGGTATGCGTTTTTGTAGTGTGTCTTCGTAAGCCCCTGGAACGATAATGTCTTTTACGTTGTCTACGATGTTCGTGACAGACACGACCGCTTCTACAATGCCTTCAGCATCATTAACAGCCTTGGCTTCTACCGTCGCTTGTTTAGATTCGAGTTCCACAGGGCCTCCTAGGCGTTCTTCAACTAGGTTATGCCCTCTAGACGATTTCGTGGTGGAAGGTGTAGACAGACTATACGCTTGCTGCTGCTACTTCTGAGTTAATCAACTGTGCAATAACTCCAGAATCCCTTAAAGATGCCATTTCTTCAGGGTCAACACCGAATTCCAACAGCCCCCCAGGAGTGGGTTCATTAGTAAACAGCATCGTGCAACGGCAATTAGCCACTTCTTCAATCGGCGCAGTTAACGAACCAGGGTGCATCATCAGATTGCCCCCAACTACAAAAGGATCAAAAAGAGGTCTGGCTTGACCATCAGCGTGTGTGTGCGTAGCCCTGACCTTTGAATCTTGTTGGGATAACCAAACCTTGTAACGTAACCCTGTTTTAGATGCTTCAATCATCTGACCTTCGTTCAAACCGAAGGTGACAACATTGTTGGCTATTAAACGGGCTCTGTTTTTAACAGCGTCATCAAATATTAGTTTTATCTCTTCAGCAATATCAGTTGAAGATTTACCTGCTGCTAATCCTTCTGTAATTTTTTTGTCGATTTGACGTCGGGTGGTTCTATTAACTTCCGTCATTCTTTCAAGCCCAGCGACAACGGCCATCGCAACCAGTTCTTCATCTGGTTCAATTTTCTTAGTTGTCATTAACGCAAATTCATTTCCTCCGTCAATAACAGTTGCCATAATAAAAGATTTGGCGTCTGCGAGTAGTTGTCGATCCCAAACAGGCGTATCCATAATGTCGTTTACCCCGACAGTGATACCTTTGTTGATTTTTTCTCTAATTTTTGCAGAATTCCATTTTTCTAAGATAACTCTGCGTTGCCTTTGAAAGAAAGACGTCATTGTGATTGAAATAGAATCAACCATGCGCCCTGTTTGTTGGGCTCTGCGTTCTCTTATTTCGTCAGCGGCTTTTTGGTCAATCCAATTTCCGCCAAACTCAAAACCCCAAACATCAGGTTCTAAAGGGGCCGACTCCTTACCCTCCGACTTCTCTCCTAAACGATCTGAGGTTCGTTCCGCCCATTCCATTGCTCTCATTTTCGATTCGCCCAAATCACCACCCCATGCAAGCCAAGCCCACTGCCCAGCAGTCATAGGTCCATCGCCTCTTAAATAAGCAGCGGCTCTAGGTGAATCTAGATCTGACTTATGGCGAGCAAACCATGCAGCCATCCGAGTTACTTTGTTGGAACTCGCAGTGCCGCTTGCCAACTGTCGTGTTTCACGCAGTGTCTTATCAGTAACCCCATCACCCTTGCTGTCCATATTGTCGAGTGCTCTTTGGGCATTTTTTGAGACGTAAGAAGGGACGTCTACTGTTTCTGCTTTTTGCTCAGAAACACCATTTAGAGAAGCGGCTTCAGGAACTGTTTCGGATGGCTCAACTTCAGGCACCACCATCGGTGCGTGAGGCTGCAAAATCCCTGGTTGTCCATCGGGTAATTCTGGAGGTGTGAACTGGCTAGACGGTGTTTGACCATCGGCAACTGCTTGGCCAATAGGCATCAAGTTTGCTTGAACCCACATAAGGTCAGCGCCAACCGGATCTCTGCCAGTCTTTTGCCTGTACTCATCTATTGAGATAGCACCGAATTTCAGTTCTTCAAGATGGTAAGCAGCACGTTCACGCTCGTCTCTTGAAAGGATTGCCACATCTTCGAGATTAAATTTGACCGTTAGATCTTCTGCCCCGTCTAAACGGTCGAAGGCACGCTCAATCAACATCAAGTGAGGGAGCATCGTTTCACGCCAGAAAACTTCAAGTTCAGTATCAGCATTTGAGAATGTCCGATCAGCGGCATTGCCAATAACTGATTCTGGGACACCAAATGCCATCAAGATTTCTTCTTTGGCTAACTGTTTTGTTTCTGTGTACTGAGCATCACGTTGCGCCATAGAAGTGTCAATCCATTTAGCCTGTTCGGCTTCCATGATTGTCATACGACCAGCCCCGCCAAGAGCGGAGCCAGTGTTGCCTAAGAAGCGTCTTCTAATTTCTTCAGCAGCGTCGTCATCTAATTCGCCTGTAACCATAAGAATGCCACCAGGGCGACCGTCATTGACCATAAAGTTTCTGTTGTAGATACGTGAGTAGTAATCAATATCAATCGCTAACCCGCAGGCTTCAAGAGGAGATTGCCCTCTATAAGGATCTGTTGGGTGCGGAATTCGTACCCATACAACGTCTTCAGGTTTAACAATCCGTTCTTTAGTGTTAGGGACTTGGACTGAATAGCCTTGAAGAAAGTTTTTAGGGTCGGGGATTGGGAATGTCCAATTAGGTGGCAGCAAGTACAGGCCAACAACATTGTCTAAACGGTCTTTAACAACCTCGACAAAAGCCCCTCTTTTCGAAAGAAGTACTTGGGATGAGAGTTGAAAACGAAAATTGTAAGCATCATGAAATTTGTTTGCTTTACGATTCAAAATTGGTAAAAGAGTGTGATCTACAGGGTCATTTTCTAAATCAAGAATCTGAACAGGTAACCGAGCAGCGTTAGAAGCAATTGCGTAAACACTCTTGTACACCCATGTCACACGGTCATTGCCTTCAGAGACAGCCCTGTCTACATCCCAATCATCTTTGTAAGCCTTTTTCCTGCCACCCTCAATAGGATTAAGGCGAGCCATGTTTTGGTTGTAGTAAAAGGCTTTTGCTTCCTCTTCATTGACGAAGCCTCCGCCTGTGTGACCAGTAAATTTCAATCCATCTAGAAAACCCATATCAGCCCTCGTAGCCCGTTAGTAGTGAAACGCCGATTAGCACACCAGCGGCTGCCCCAAGCCCCCATGAGACACTTATGGTAAATCCGCACAAAATTGCGGCTGATGCGCCCGAGACTAAACAGCCCGCAGCAATTTTCTCTTTTATGTTAAGTGCCTGTGTTAGCACCACTCCGACTGCTGCGATCATACTTATTCCCGCCCAGACGATTAACGCTGGGATATTAGACATGACCTAAGCCTACGCTCTCTAAACGAACTGGTCTGATAGGGCAAACTACCATCCTGCAAAAACCCCCATCCGGCTCCCGTCCATAGCGGTATCTATCGGGAAGCCATTTGTTAATTCAAAAAACAGATGTTCCTCTAACCCGTGCTCTCTAGCAAAACGGTTAGCCATGATTACTGCGCCGTGAGCGATAGAGGTGTATGCAGTAAAGGCTAATTTAAGGACCATCGGATCTCCGTCAACAACAACCCAGTCAAAAATATCCTGCCTCCCTAGCAGCCCTCTTTCTTTTCTTGAACGTAAATGGTGCCCTCTTACGTGATAATCATCATGGTCATATTGATAAGAAACTATGCCTTCTGAAAGCATTTTAGGAATATCTGGTTGATTGAAAAACCCTGCAAATTCTTCCGCTTTATCCCCAGTTATGTAACCCCTTACGGACATCATTACATCAACGGGAGGTGAACCTAAAATCATCCCATTAACAAAATCCACGCCACTAGCATCTAAAAATATTGATTCCATATTCTTAGACATTTCTTCAGTCATCGAGTTGGCGTCACAATAAATCCCTTGAAACCCTGCTTCGATTACATCTTCAACAACTTCAAACGCCCAATGCTTGTGAGGGTCTCGTCTTGCCATCCCCGTGCCACAAGACAGTATGTGATCAGACTCTGAAGCAAGATCCCCAATAGTCCCGACATCAACAAACCCGTACCGTTCCGCACGTTCACGAGTCTGTTCAGACCGAAACTCACTTGCCCAAATAACTTTGTGCCCTTTACTTGCAGCGCACGCCGCAATGGCAGACCCCATTCGTCCTGGGGATATAAGCCCAATGGTTACCACAAAGCCCTCCAATCATCTCTTTCTTTATTAAACCTATCGGGGTCATACTCATATTGAGGGGATGAAGAACTACTTCCTTTGATTAAATAGTAAGGATCACGGCCCATGTTCATCATGACCATTTCGGGGCAGGGGTATACGATCCACCACTTTTTGCCATCAAATGACCCACCAATAAATTTTACCTCACGGGCGTTTTTGCGGTGTTCTTTTGAATCTTTTTTACTTGCACGACGTGCCATTTGACTAATCCATTTTTAATAGAAACAATAAGAGCAATAGACGGCTAGCAACTGGGGAGGTGGTCATCTAGTTACCCTCGGCTTTTATGCCGGGGGTAACTCTTTTTCCAGTTGTATCTGTGTCTCTCATGTGGTGTAAGCCCTCCCCAGATACCGAAATCAATCGGAACCTCTAACGCATAATCTAAACATTCTTTAACAACCGGACATTTTTTGCAGATGTTGCGGGCCTCTAAAGTATTTTCACGAGCGTTATAGCCAGGGAAAAACACTTCAGTAGGCACACCTGCACATGCGGCTTTACTTACCCAATCAGTTTCAAAATCTTGATCTGGCCGCATTGCGGTTCTTGGTGCCTTCTTCGGTCTCCCGTCGGCATGGGTCATTCGAGATTAAGCCTGCTCATCTCAAACGGGGATTCATATCTACTTTTAAGGATTATCGGCGTTCCTTCACCTAAATAAGCACCAAAAGTATTGTAGTAAAGGTAATCAATGGCTTCGTCATAATCCCAGCCAGCATGAAATAGTGTTTCCACCATTTGATCCTCATCATAAACAAGAACAGGGTTTTCTGGACCACCTATCCGAGACCCAATTCCAATAATGCAGTTATCGAATAAGTCCACAGGCCCTGGGCCATCAAAAATCACGGCCTCAGGATTTATGTCAGCGAGATCTTCCCAAAAAGGACCAGTACGTGGTTCTTTAATTTTTTGTGGGAAGTTATAAACACTGGCATCACAAATAACTTCGGGTGGATTTTGCTTATTTAAGTTCTTTTCGCTCATTGGTTGTGCCCCCCGATTTCTCGGTATCTATAACTGTACAACAGTTCGGACATTCACCGGCGTACCTCTTTAAGACTTTTACCCCTATATACCAATCGCAACTATCGCATTTGTATAGTTTTCTTCTAGTAACCATATGACCCTCTATGACCTATTCATCTCTGGCTGAGAAACTCGGTATATGGACACACAAGAACAACTTACTCAACGAGCAACCATTCTTGACGGGATAACCGCTGCTCTTGTGTATATCGAAGGTCAAGT